CAAGCTCACTAAAGAATTCTTTTAATTCCTCATTATTTACAGATCCACTTGTGTCAACACCAACAAGTATATGATTTTTAAATTTAATCTTAAGACCCGGATTTGCAGAGTATCTTTTATTATACTTACGTCTCAGTTTCTTTGTATAAACTACACTAGAGTTTCCTACAAACCTTCTTAGATATCCTTTCCAATCAAACTTAGCAGGCTCTACATTAAGAAGTCTTTTAATAAGATCAGCTAACTCTCCTGGTATATTACCACACTTTTTTACAGTCTGTTCTGCAGATTCTTTTAGCTGATGCTCAACTTGCTTTTGTATAAGTTTTTTATCTGCTTCAGGTAATTCATCAAACTCATCCCATGTAGTATGACAATACGGTGTACTACCATCCATTTGATTCATTAGATTATCAAGAGCTGGACATGATCCATCTTGTTTAGCCTGTTCTAATAAATTATAATATACTTTTGTACCTGCTTTTCTAGGTAAGTTAAGCTCTGGAAAACTACTTAGTAATAATCCTCCTTCAGGAAGTTTACTCTCTGCTATATATTGATTTATCTCTAGATCTGCTGCTATATTAAATAGCTTATGATCATTATATAAGTCCCTCATAATAAGATGACCAAATGCTATATGCAAAAGCTCATGCTTTATTAATCCATATCTATGATCTTCTGAAAGCTCCTCATAGAAATCAGGGTTAATTGCTAATTGTATACCAACATTATGCTTACTAACACCTGCTGTAGGTATTGTAGTAATATATTGTTTATTGATACCAATCAAAAAGAGCCCGTAAAAGGGCTCAGTAAAAATTAAATTTTTGGTTGTTCTTGCAACCAAATCTTGGATGTTTGTCATAATAATTTATTTAAGATGTCTTTATATATCTCCTCAATAGATTCTGCTGATATAAATGCATACAAGTTTTTACTATTAGCAATAAACTCAAACTTAACTCCATCAATAAACTGCTGTCTATCTTCAAACATTAAGGCTTTGGCCATTAGCTGATTTAGTATTACTTTATCTTCATATGCATTATCATATATTTCCCATGCAAGTTCTTTATCTTCTTGGCTACCGCTAAACATTAGCTTTAACCTGAAAAATTCTTCAACTGTTATTATCTTTTTTTTCATTTTCAATTAATTCTATCCATACTCCTGGGTTTTTTTTATCATAGGTATATTGTTGAAATGCTGGTATGATAAATTCTGCATTATCATCCTCAATCCATCCATGTTTAACCATATCATCTTGCACTGTCTGTGCTGGATTAATATAATCAAACTTATGACGTGTTCCTCTTATAAACTCAAAAGACACTTTAACCGGTAAATCCCTTTTTGCTACTTCAGCTTTGAATTCTTTAGCATAATCATTATAATATTGCTTTGTTGCTTTTCTATAATTCATTACTGCTTTGCTAGCAATAAAGTACTTACCTGTCCAACGTCTTCCGTTTTTACTTGAAGGTACATTTCCTGGTATAAACCATTTCATAACTATTTTTTTAAAGTCTCTTTAAGTAAAGGCTTCAACATATGATGCAACTTATCAAAACCAATAGTATGCATTGCATCAGATATATCTTTACATTGACTTGGATATGTACCATATATATTATATACTTCTGTATATTTATCTATGGCATGCTTACCCGCATCATCATTATCAAAGAGACAGATTACTCTATCATATTTCTTTTTTAGATGCTGCATGATATGTGGTTTAATCATAGTATTCTCTGAGTCAGGTGCTATAACTTCTATATTATAACCCATACTCTTTAAACACATTGCATCTTTTAAAGAAGAACATATAACTAAATAAGGCTGATTATATTCAAGCTGATCAATACCCTGTAGATATTGCTTTGCTTTGAAAAACTTATGTTTTTTACTATGTGGCTGATATATTTTATATACTTCACCATTTCTATCAAAATAACCATAGCAAAACTTACTGCCTATTTTTAGCTTTTTTACTTCATTTGATTCTTGTTTAATCAAATTATAGTAATCAATTGGCTTTACATTATATTTATCTAACAGGCTTTTACCTATTCTATATTGTAACCAATACTTACTATCTTCTGTGTTCCAACCTCTAAGATTAATAAAATCAATTTCCCACCTTGCTTGAGGTGTAAAGTTCTTATCTTCTATATAGTCAGATGACTTTACAAAATTATTGTAGTCTGTTACTATTCTTCTCATAGCCTCAGAGAAGCTAAGGTTAAGTATAAATTTAACTAGGTCAACTTTATTACCGCTCCTACCAGTTGAAAAATCCTTGAACTTATATTGCATTATGGACTTGTCCACATATATACAAAAGCTTGGAGTTCTCTCATTAGGATTAAAGATAGACTTTATCTTTATATCCTGACCCGTAAGTCTTTCTGGTAAATTTAAATAGTATTGGAATACCCATGTGCTTGGTACATCTGATCCTTCTATTACAAAGTTCTTAGTGCTAAACATATTCCAAAAGTAAGAAAAAGAAATGGGCCCAGCATTACACTGGACCCAATCTTTTGATTTATATTATAGATCAAAGTCATCTCCTGTTGTTGCAACCGGCTCAAAGCTAGTTGTAGCAGCAGCTTCTTTCTTTACCATTGGACGGAAGTGATTAGTATCATTCTTGTCAAACGTAAGAAGATTAGAATTCTCTACATCTAATGCCTCTAATGGCACACCGTTTCTAGTTCTCTTTGGTAGGAATAGATCATTATTTACATAACCTTCTTTATTTTCCCACTCACGTGCACCTAAGCATGCATTAAGATAACCAGTGTTAGAACATACTTTAGATGCTTTAGCCATAAAGTCTTCAATTGTATTAGCTTCTATAGCATCTAACTCAGTTCTTTTACCTACAACCTCAGCAAGAAATACCATAGCTTTTAATACTTCTGTATCACGGCTAATTTCATTTCCATTTTGTAATGTAGCATCTTTATATGGATATGGAGAAAATCTAACTCTACCTACTTGGCCTTCATAACGTGGTCCATTAGGGTTATTCATATCTTTTAAGAAACCATTAAACTCTCCTGTTACAGGCTCTGACTCAATATGTAGAGTAATATTATATGCATCTGCATCATATGGTGTTTGATCAAAAGTGATAGAATTAATCTTTACTTTGTGATTACCTGTTCCAATAACTGGTTTTGTTCCGCCTGTTCCGGCAGACATGTCTTTAGTACTTAACATAATTTACTTTTTTATTAATTATTAATTTTACTTATTGTATTCCTCAATACAATTCTTTACTAGCTGTAAGTCATTTGGAATAAAAAATTCCTCAAACATACCCATAGGTGATTTACATGTGTTCTCTCCATTGTTTTGTGTTTCAAAACCATATTCAAGTTCACCATCATCATTTTTATTTACTTTACCAAAAAGTACAATAGAGAATAGACCTTCTAAAGTAAGAGCATTGTCAATCATTTTGCCAATTGTCTTTGCTTTTATCTTTCTATTTCCATTGATATCAGTTGAATCCTCTGAATGAGTCAAAAAGATTACAGTTAAATCATCTCTCAGATCTTTAGGAAGCTTTGCAACCATAGCTAAGTTAGATGCTATCTGAGTAAACTTATCATAACCTTTCTCTTGTGCTCTATCAAAATACTCAAAAGAACTCATATATTGCCAGTCATCAACAACAATTGTTTTTATTTCTGACATTTTATCATTAACATGCTTCATTGCTTTTATGATACCTGCAGCACTTGAAGCTGAAGTAAGATTACCTTTTGGGTTTTCTTTACTAATCTGTGTATACTTGCTTTTATAACCTTTAAAAGGTAGAGGTTTATTAGCAATATTTATAATGAAAGTCTCTTTAGGATCTAATGTTCTGATTGAGGTTGACTTTCCTGTTCCTGAATCAGCAATTACTAATACGCTTTGTGCCATTACTTAATTAATTTACTTATTGTTTTATTTAATAATTTTAATGTTTGATTGATTTCTTCTAGCTTAGCTACCAGCGGATCTTCAATCATCTGATCATCTGGATTTGGTAAACTTGGATTAGCAAAATCAATAATAGCAGGTTCTTCTACTGATCCCCTACTTGTTACATCATTTATAATCTTAAGCTTACTTACAGGAATTATATGTCTTACAAAACCAGAGTTAGAAGTTACTAGTTCATAGTCTTCTTTCCAATCAGCATTGTATTTATGTAGATATAAAGTTCTCTTAGGATCTTCTGAGTCATAATCAATACTTACAAACTCAGTATATATATCTTGTTCATTTTCCATTTCACTTGGAAAGAAACTGACATGTAATTCATCTTTACCGCTTGGCCTATAAGCCATCTTTGGTATATATAATGCATTTATCTTACCTTCTTTCTGAAAGTAATCTTCATGCTCTTCTCTTAATTTTGCAACCTTTTCTTTACGTTGCTGTGGAGTTAGTCCCATAATTTCTCTATTTATATTCTTTGTATTTATCATCTTCTTTCTTGTTGTCCTGGGGTTGGCATCTCTTCAATTTGCATTTGTTCAAACTTTGCTTTGAAGAAACTCATCCTAGCATCACCATTTCTTGCTTTTAGAAAGTGTAATACTAATGTTCTATCATTTTCTATTATATATCTATCAGGTCCATAGTATCTAATTTTCTGC